TCGCCATTACCTGTAAGTGTTAAATTACCACCTACTGAGGCATCATCTGTAACTGTTAGATCGTCTTGTACTTTTAGGTCAACAGCGGAAATACTGGCTAGTGCATCTACCATAGCACCACCAGAGCCTGCACCGTCAGAATAAATAATTTTAGTATCGCCAGCAGGTATCGTTATGTTTGCACCTGTGCCTTGGCTTATAACTAAGTTTTGCGAACCTGTTGTTGCATTTTCTATAAACCATAGTTTAGATACTGTGTTTGGTCCGATAGTTACAGTACAAGCAGAATCTAATGCACCTGTGTATTTAAGAAACATGGATCTACCAGGATCGGTAGCACCGTCAGCTATAGTGGTTGTATGCGTATCAGCATTGGTTGTTATAGCTTCTGTGCCATAACTAAACGCTTCTGCAATTAATTCTAAATTTGTGTTTGTAACTGTTCCCCAAGTTCCTGACGCATCACCTGTCGCCATTTCGTTGAGTCTTAGATCGTTTACGTATGTACTAGCCATTTATTTTCTCCGTACTAACTTGATTATACTTATTTTTTCGGGAATAGTTAAGCAACTTCTTCCCACCCTGGATTTTGTGTATCTGACACTGCTGTCCAATCAGGTGTTTGTGAATCATCAACAAGTCCCCAAACCAACACAGTTGGTTCTCCTGTTGTGCCTGACACACCTGTTAGCGTAACTATAGCTTTTGCTACTGGTGTTACAGTTCCTAATGCACTAGTCCCTGCTTGACCTGTTACATGGACTGTCATACCTAACGCTATAGTTACAGTTCCTAATGTACTGGTTCCTGCCTGACCTGTTGGTGTTACATTTGCTTTTCCGATTGATGTAACAGAACCTACGGAGCCTGTAGCCTCAACACCAGAGACACTTGCGTTAGCTTTAGCTACTGGTGTTACAGTGCCTAACCCACCAGTTGCTGCTAAGCCACTCACACTTACTACAGCATTATGATGTACTGTGACTGAACCTACACTAGCTGTTACACTTAATCCTGCAACAGGAACATTAGCTTCTCCGTCTACATCTACTGAAACAGAACCAACTGTGCCAACAGCCCCTTGTATAGAAGCTATCGCTTGTGCATTTACACCAGCAACGGGAGCACCTGTTGTTCCTGTTTGTCCTGTTGGTGTTACATTAGCAGCAGCATCTGTGCTAAGAGTTCCTAATGCACTTGTAGCAGATTGTCCTGTAGGTGTTTGATTAGCTTTAGCTACTACGCTTACAGTTCCTAACGCAGAAGTTGCAACTAAAGTTGAAAGTGTTTGATTAGCTTCTGCGTCTACACTTACAGTTCCTAACGCAGAAGTTCCAGCTACACCAGATAATGTGACAGATACGCTATCAGAAGACCAACCGCCTGATCCCCACGTACTCCGCCCCCATCCGACAGACACTTGTTACTAAGCTATTCTTATAATAGCTGTACTTGCTGCTGCCGCAGGGAAAACTATAGTAAAGTCTCCTGCTGTAGAGGTTTTATCTCCACCGAAATCTATGGTAGCTACAGATACATCAGAATTTGTATCATTATAAATTAAGCATCCTCTAGCAGTTACAGTAGCTGTGCCGAAAGTTAAATCAGCAAAGTCTGTAAACCCTGTGGTTCCACCACTTGTTGGATTAATATTGGTCAAAGCAGCACCACCTGCTGTGTAATTAGTTCCTGTAACTTGGTTCGTTGTTGTGTATGCTGTTGTCGCAGCACCCATTGTCGCCGAACTTGTGTACAAAGCTAGTTTAAAACTGTTACCACCAGAAGCCAAAAAGTTATGTTTTGCTTCTAATAGTTCTTTTTTAAAACTAGTGGTTAATGTTGATGTAATTGCCATTACTTTAACTCCTTTAGTATATTTGCTAAATCATTATTACCTTGAGAGATCAACATGTTTCGCATGGTACAGCGTTCACTGTTAATCGCTTCTTTGATATAATAAAGTATTGTGGAATAAATCGCAAGTCTATACGCTTCTGCTTGTTGTCTGATGTGTGGTTCTGCGTCTTCTGATATACCACATATTCTAGCAGTGCACTTTTCTGCCCAAAACTCAGGACTGTGTCCTCTATTTTGTTGCGTAGCTACCTCTATTAATCCTAAACTGGAGTTTCCGTTATCTTCTATCATCAATACCTCTTTGCTTCTGGTGGGGTGTTTACGGTGGAAATAAGTTCCGCTTCTTCTCTTCTTCTTTTTTCTACTTCCTTACTATATTCATTAAACCCCATTGTATAAAACTCGTCTTTGTCTTCATCAATCAAAACTAAAGTTGGGTTGTCTAGTCTGTGATATCCATAAATTTTTTCCTGTATAGGAACGTCCGTGTCTAGTAAACCAGATCTAGGAGCAACACTAACGATCATACCATTCTCTATACACTTAGCTAACCAATATTCAACACAAGATCTGCCAGCTTCTGCGAAATGCAAATTACCCTTATATGTAAAATCTATACCATACAGTTCTAGCCTTGCTACTTTATTGTACAAAGCAAAAGCTATAGCAAAAGGTACAGTGTTGTTAAGGTAAGAACATCTAGTTGCTTTAACTACTTCAGCTATAGGAAACTCTATTAATCCAGGACAACGTTCATCTAGTTCACACGTATATATTGGTCCAGGATGATTAAGAACTAAATCTTTCATAATACCTGTTTGGCTGCCTGCTGCATCAGAATCTAAAAACCTAGAAGCAGGATCTAACATAAATATTCTATCACATTTCGTAATTTCACCCATAGCGTTTATACCCCAAACTTCGTCCCAAGTTTTACTATGTGATTTAGCTAAATGAAAATCTAATTGACTTTCTCCCATAGCAACTAACGCTATGTGTGCACCTTCAAGAGATTCTATACGACTCATGATTGTGGTTCTCTACGCACTTCTCCATATCTGTATTGATCTCTCGTAGACTTACCCTCTCCAAGATTTTTAAGCAGTACTAACGCTTCTTGGAGTTTTCCCTCATAAACTGGCATAGCTTCATAATTTTTTAAATACATACATGCTTCAGATAAAGAACCATACAGCATTGCATTTATAGCATTAGTTGATAACCATGTAGTGTCGGTGCCTGATGTAGCTGTTAAAGAAGTAGGTCTGTAAAAATAATGTAGCTCAAAATTATAATTTGAGTTGGGTGTAGGTGCTATTATAAAAGTATTGTTATCAAACTCAGCATAATACTTAGACTCTCCTGTTGTTGCTGCTGCTGGTGTGTAGTCTCTAATAAAAGAAACTTGTTTTTGTAATAAATAGTTGTAGTTGTCGCTACTGTCTATAAGTGCTAAACTAAAAGATGATAAATAGTCATTTGGTGTAGCAAGATAAGGTGAAGATGCAGTTCCTGTTCCTGTTACATTTTTTCTAAACACATCTAGTTGTACACTTTTTAGTATTTTTTCTTCTGTAGATTTTATAAAGTTTGGTATGTTGTTTACTAAAGAAGTTTCAGTGCTCTCTAGGTAATCTTGTATTGCTGTAGTAAGTGTAGTGTTAGTCCAACTCATGATGTTGTAATTGTAATCTCCCCTAGTTCTGATGTTGCTTGTCGTAAAGAAAAACTAGAACCTATAGTGTTACTGTTCAATGCGTTCATTATAGGAGAACTAACCCCTGCTGAATTTTTAGGATTACTAACTCTTACTATACCTAGACTAATGGTAGATTTAACATCTGGTCTAGGATTAAGCAGTGCTTCAGGATCTATTGTATTTCTATTAACTCTTAGTTGTGGGTGTTTAGGGTCAAACATGTCAGGTCCAACTAAAAGACCATTCCATGTCTTTTTCATTTCATTTAGTTTATACCTAAATCCACTTATGTCGCATATTCCATATGCGTTTTTACCACTTGAGTATGCCATTAATAGCTTATCCTCGGTGTGAGATGTATACTGGCTCTATCTCTGTCTTCATCTGCTGCTCTTTTAAAACTTTCTTCATACTCTAGTTTTAACAACCCAGCTTTTTGTGGGTTACGTTTTAAACAAAGTTGATACGCTAACCCCAGTGTCATACACTGTATAAACCTGCTAGGAACTTCTTGATCCTGTGCCGATGCTGTTGCATCGTCTATTCTCTGTACTCTATAGCTTATAAACTTGTACGTAGTTGCGTTGTCTGGTGTAGGATACAATTTAAGAACTGGTGTTTCTTTTCTTTCTACAAAGTATTGCGATGGTCTTCCCGTAGTTGTTTTATCAGGAACACTTAAATATTCTGATCGACTAATCCTTTCTATGCTTATGTCACTGAATGTTGAACTTGATGTACTGTCGTAAACCCTTACGATAGCTTCAAGCACATCTACATCATATGGGTTTAAAGTATATGAAGATGTGCCTGAAGTCAGATCGAGTGAGACTTGTTCTACTGTCCAAAGGTTTATACCTCTGTTCGCCCAGTCAGAGAACATAATATTAAGCGATCTTCTGGCAGTTGCTGCATCGTAACCTGTTCGCAACTCTAGACCTGCTAGTTCGTATGCTTCTTCGATTACTTCTGCTGTGTCTAAACTAAATGTCTTAGTGCCAGAAGTTGCCATAATTAATACTCTTTGACTACTGTTAAAACAATCACATAAGAATCGCCACTAGCGTGCCCAGTAGTTGTTAACTTGATGTCACCTGTTTTACCACTGGCAGCTGCAGTATTTTGCAGTCCACCCATGTACGAAAAGTCAACATAATCACTGTAGTCAGAATTTAAATCCCAACATATAGTGTTAGTGGTAGCGTTCCATAACAGTTTGACACTCATACCAAAAGTAGAATAGTTTATGTCGTAAAGTTTACAACCTGTGCATGCAGCACCATCGCTACTTCTTGCAGCTAGTGCACTCACATCTATTTTTGTTACTGCCGACTCACCAGTTCCGTCAGATGTGTTAGTCAGCTGTATTACAGCTTTCCTGTCATCATCTGCAATCGTTGTTGAAGTTACTGCATCAGCCATAGTTTATCTCCTATTAAGCGTCAGCAAATGGTGTAACTATAGTGCCTGAGCCTAAAATTATACCTTCAACAGCATACTTAGCAGAAGCCATAGCAGTTACTTTTACAATACTGCCAGCTAGTCCACCTTTAGTTGATCCATTCATAGTAATTACATCATTAGACGCACCTGATATAAATGTTTTACCTGTAGCGTCGTCTTTACCTGTGTATACACCACCTACAAACTTATCAGTTCCGTCTGTTAGTATGTCCATATCTGTAGCTGCAGTTTCTACTACGAAAAAGAAACTAGCACCTAAGTTGTTAAGTTGGTTAGGATCATCATCCTGTCCTGGTGCTGTAGCTACAATAGTTGGAAGTGTAAATTTACCATCTGCATCGTTAGTTGTTAAAATTTTACCTGCGTGTGCAGCAACTGTCAGACTAGTGTCTGCTGTTAAACTTACAACTGTCGCATTACCTGCTGAAATAAAACCAGCTAAGGATCTAACTGGTCCTGAAAATGTCGATTTTGCCATAATTTCCTCCTTTGGAAATAAGTTCTATAGTCTCGGCTTGTCTGCTAGGTCAGTCTATAGAACAATTATTTTTACCTAGAAATTTATTCTATACCTATTGTCGAAAAAAATAAAGGGAAGCCGAAGCTTCCCTTTACTTAGTCTAAACGATTATTTACGCTCCTGGGGATCCGTAAATACCACGCCAGTCACTAAAACCAAAAGAATATCTTTCTCTTGCTTTGTAACGCATGTTACCAGTTTCGAAGTCGCCTTCCATACCAGTAGACATTGGTGCTCTTACAAAATGTTTTAGTCCGTTAGGTGCATCCGTTTTTATGAAAAACGCATCAGTGTCTGTTAAGAAATGGTTAACAGTGTAACCTTCAGGGAGCATTCCCATGTTTCTTAGTGCATTGATGTCGTTGTCAGATGTACTAACTCTTCCTGGAGTGTTAAGCAGTCTATCAGCTATAAACTGAAGTGCTGGTGGAATGATTAACTTTCTAGCTTGAACGTTAGTTTTTAAACCACGCTCATCTTTAAATGCAGCGATGTCTAGCATTGCATTTTCTAGAGAAGTTTCATTCAAGTCAGCAGCTGTGCTTGGCTCGTTGGATTGATCCCCAGCTGTCAAGGTAGGGTGGTCAGTTGCGAACAACTCTTTACCATCCCCTCCTGGAAAACTCGAGTTAAAACCATTATTCAAAACATTTGCAGCTTTCACTTGTTTCGTTTGGCTCATGGATCTAGCCAACGCTTTAGTGTATCTAGCTGAAATGCTGTCATAAAGGTTATCTTCTATAGCTTCTTCGGTAAGAGAGAAAGCTAATGCCACAGTCTCGTGTGAGTACCTAGCAGTGAAGGTCTCTTGAGCGTAGTCATATGTGACTGCTGCCCCTTCGCCTTTTACTGGTGCTTCACCGAATCCTGATAACATAACTTCTTCTTCAAACGCTCTATCTGAGTTTTCTGTATCGAAAATCTCAGCATGTTCGTTTTCGTATCTGCTATATTCAAGTCCAAAGAGTGCATTTAATCCAGGCTCTAGTTCTGCCACTAATTGTGCTCTATTAATTGCCATTGTTATTTACTCCTTTATGAATTACCGAACACAGAAGCTGGGAATGTTACATACACTCTAGCATATTGTCCAATAGAATTAGATGGTTTGTCGGGAAAACCTACTACTGTCGCAATACCACTAGAAGTTGTAGTTGTCACACCTTCTTTTGATCGACCTGTTGCTGAATCACCTGCAGTTGTCGAAATAGTGTTTGTTGTACCGATCGATGCTTGTGTTGGAGTCCCAGTTGACTGAGCCTCGTAAACAATATCAGGATCGACATAAACAAACGCTTTCGCATTTGCAGAACCTAGTGTTGCAGTATCAGCTGTCCACATCTTAGAAAAGACGATTTCACCTGAAGTGTTTGTGAATTCTACTCCGTAAAAAACACCTAGTGGAGTACCTGTTGCAGTACCCTGTATAACCAAACCACTTGAGAGATTTACTACGTCGCCTGAAAAAATCGAAGCATTCGTAGCACTTGCTATTGCAAACTCTTGGGGTCTGATTGTTCCACCAGACATATGATATGCGGGAGTGAATCCATCTGGGTCATTTACATTTGCCATTTATTTTCACCTTTGAAATATGTTGTTAAAATTCTTAGTTTTACCTAAGATCCTTTTCCGAAAGTGACTTTGGTATTCCTATTAGGTTTAACTATAGGCATACGTGGGTCGCTTTCTCTCATTAAATCTGTGTCGACAGCACGCATTGCGTCTGCGGTTTGAGCATCGTAATACTCGTTCCGTTGATTTACTGTCTCCTCAGGTACTCTTGCCAGGATCAACCCACCTACTCCGATAACACCAGCATGTACTCCATCTTGTATCGTTGGTGCTTCGAAATCTGGAAACTCTTCCGCACGTACAGGTTCAAAACCTTCACGTAGACGTTTAGACATATTAGTCCTGTCGTCTTGTCCGAGTATAGACTCCCTTATCCAACGATGCTTAAAACCTGGAGGTGCAGGTGGTGCATCTAGTGCAGAGGGTGGTGCCCATGGTGTTGTGCGAGTGTTTTTCTCTCGTGCTTGTGCAGATCGAGGAGATCGATCCGTAGCAACAGATTCTTCTACGTTATTAGTATCTTTTTCTGTCATTTTTTACTCCTATTGTGTTTTAACATATTTAGCATACTCTTCAAGAGGCACATTAAGTTTTTTCGCTATCGCTACTTGACTTTGTGTGAGTTTTACAGTTTTACTGCGTGCATTTTTATTTTTTGCTTGCCTTGTAGGACTCGCTACTCTCTGCACGGGAGAGTCAGAAACTTGTTCTTGATCTTCATTATAGTTGGTAATTCCAAATTTGGAAAGTCTACTGTCAAGTTCTTGATAGTACTCATCAGTTGTACCATCATAACCTTCATCCATTAGTTCCCTATGTACACCAAATGCAGCAAAAGTTAAACCTTGGTCTTGACCAAACCAAGTGTTTTTAGCTGCCCATTCTTGTGCTCTAGGGTCTGGTTGTGCAGGTTGTTGAGGTTGTTGAGGTACCTCATTAGTTGGGGTTGCTACAGGTTCTTCACCTGAATCAGCTGACCTTTTCCTTTGCTCTGTGACACGACGTAGACTTTCTGCTTCTACCGACAAACGAGAAAGTTTCTCGTTTGCTGTAACAATAGCTTCTGTGTCACCACGATCAAACGCATCTTTATACTCTGTTTTCGCAGAGTCTAGTTCTGTGTTAATTCTGTTATCATATTCAGAGAACATTGCTGTGTTTGCTGACTCAGCTTTTTTCTTTAAATTAGCATTTTCTTCTTGGACTTTTTGTGCCCATGACAGTGCCTCTTCATTTTGTCTTTCTGTTTCTCTGAGTTTATAGGTTAGCTTGTTGATTCTCTTCTGAACAGAATCACTATACTCTTCTTGTTCAGACTTAGCTGGTTCTTCTTGAGGTTGTTCCTCTACAGCCTCAGCTACTTCTACTGTTTCTTCTTTCTCTTCTTCAGTAGGAAGTTCTATTTCTACTGATTCTTCTATGGCAAGATTTTCTTCTTGTTGCATGGTTTCCTCCATGTTGGTTATTAATAATCTACTGCTTCAGGATCAGGTATTCTAGCTAGAATCTCATCATCATTTAATAAACGCAGTTCACCTCCGTCTATTTTAAATCTAGCACCAGCATACCTACCGAAAAGCACCCATTCTCCCTCTTTACACCAAGCACCTTCAGGAAACTTTACGGAATCCTTATAAGCATCTGGTCCAAGAGAAATAACATATCCTACAACTGAGGATACTGTGTCTCTTTCTATGGTTTCAGAAACTAATTGTATACCACCATCAGTCACAGCTGATCTTCCTCTAGGTAATATCAGCACCCTGTATCCTGTTGGTTGTGGTAACATATCTAATTGTGATGTTATTTCTTCGACTGTTTTATCTTCCTTTACCTCGACTGGTTCAGGTGCTTTGTCAAAATTCATCACTACATCTGGTACGACTTCTTTAGTCATCTACTTCTTTCTCCATATTTTTACGCAGGTCAATTATTTCTTGTTCGGCAGAGCGAAGACCTGATATCTCTCCGACGACGCGTTGGTATTGCTCAAAACTGGCAACACCTCCCGATGCGAGTGTTTCTTCTAAAGAAGCACAACGTTCTCTGTACTTTTTGAGTAGGTACTCGACAACCTTTATATAGTCCATTAATCAGAACTATGAAAATTTAAACCTTTAGTAGCTGCACCTGTGCCTCTAGTTTTAACTATTCTTTTTTCAGAATGTAGACCACCGTGTCCGTACTCTTTGTACATACCACCCTCTTTCATTCCTTTTTTGTTTCTAAGTTTAGCGAAGTCTTCTCCTTCTAAAACTTTAGGATCACCAGCCATAGCTGCAATTTTTTTCTGTTTAGGGGAATATTTTCCATATTTACCTTTTGGCATGATTTACTCCTATTTAAGTTGCGTTGGTTTTCTGCGTGCGTTATTGACTGCACCACAACCTTTGCTTTGTACAGCCAGACCACCATCTTTCATTTTAAGCATTGTACCTCCTGGCATTCCGTTTTTCATTCCACCGTCTGCCATTTTATACATGCCACCACCAGCCATTTTATACATACCACCATCAGCTTTCTTCGCAGTTTTAGCTGCGTCTTTGAAATCTTGTGCGCTTGGTGCACCTTTGTCACCAGCACTTCTCATTTTTTCACCAGAACCAGCTTTAATTCGATCTCTCTTTGCATTTATGTTGTCGTACAACCCTCGTTTTTTAGCCATTATTCGCTATCCTCCTCTGCGTCTTTAACTTGTTTTAATATTTCACCATAAGATTTCTGTGACTTGAGCTCAGCTTCCATTGCATCTTTCTCACGTGAGGCTGCAATCCTTTGTTGAGCAATGTCTTCATTCTTATCTGCCTTCGCTAAAGCAGTCTGTGCATCCATTTCTGCTTTAGTAAGTTCTGTTTGAGCACGTAACTGATCAGCTTGTGCTTTTCTTTGTATTTCCATACCTTGTAGTTCTAACTGTTTGTTGGCTAGATCTAATTGAGGTTGTTGTTGTGCTATTTGTTGTGCTTGTATTAATGCTTGTTCTTGTCCTGTTATCTGTTGAGTTGCTTCTGCTGCCAACATAGCTATCTGATTCTGTACTTCCATAGGCACTGGCTGTCCTTCTGGTGGAAGTTCCATACCTTGTTCTGCTAATATCTGTTGTACTTGTAGTCTGTACTTCATAGCTTGATGTTCTTGTATATGTGCTTGCAGTGCTTGTACAGCAGCTGGGTTCTGTTGCACCATAGGATTTTGCATAAACGCCATATGTGCAGCAATGTGTGCATCGTGGTTTTGTTCTATAAATGCTTTTAACGGAACACCCATAAGAGCATCTTGGTTTTCTTGCACTGGGTCTTTCGGTGACATGTCTTCTGGTGGTTCTAGTATTTCGTCTATATTTTGTACACCTAACGCAGTGTACATTTTAAAATATGCTTCTCTTAGATTGTGTAGTTGAGGTGCACTTTGTGCTAATTGTAGTTGTGTTTGTGCTAGAACTACACGCTGACTCATACTAAAAATATTAGGATCGCTTACAGGAAGAACATCTACTTGCCCATCGAAGTCTCTAGCATATATTGTGCGTGAGCCACCAACTACATCGTATGGATATTCAGGTGGTAAAGATTCAGCAAAAACTCTAGCGAGTAATTTGAATTCTACTTTTTGAGCATAGTGTAGACGTTTATGTATAGCCGACATTATTTTGCTACCACGTTCTAACATAGCGATAGTTGTGCCTACAGGTGCTTCTTGCCCCATATCACCTATTTTCATATCAGCTATGTTCGCAAACCTTTGACCACTTTCTACGATCACACCTAACAGCTGTGCTAACACACCACTAGGTTCTTTATATGGCAGTGGCAGAAGTGCGTCTCGTATAGTACCTCCTGGCACATCTACGTCTCGCCATTCTCCTGGCTCTATAGGAGTATCATCATCCCTAATTCGCATTCCTCTTGCTTTGAATCCAGCAGGCAAGTTACTTAGTGTGCCTGCATCTACGAGTTGTCTTAGTAACGAAGTAGCAGACTTACTAAGTCCACCTATCATGTGTATTAGACCAAACCCATAAAAACCTAATCCTGGCAGAAATTTATAGTGTACAAAATATTCTATCTTTCTTTTTAGAGGATCATCAGGTGAGAAGTTTCTTCTTATAGATAGCACTTGATTACTTTCTTTTATCATGGTTACAATGTATGGCAGTGCAATACCTGTTTCTTCACCATCTTCTGTATCTTCAAATCCTTCTAGGTCTAGATCAACATGCATCTCTAGTACTGTGTATGTTTCTGAATCTGCTGGTTTGCTTACACCAGTTATGTCATCTATTTTACTTTTGACACTAGACTGCTCATCTTCGTATGTGTCGCCTATTTCCATGTCTCGGTACAAACCTGCTTGTTGCATTTTACGGATTTGGTTCTCTGACATCTGTATAACATGTGTTGCTCTAGGGCAATCAAGTAAGTCTGTCGTCGAGTACGACACTATAAAATCCTCAGCCATTATAAAAGTGCTGACTGCTCTAGCTTTTGAAGGATCGTAAAAAACTTTTTTGAAAGCAGAGCCTGAAAGTGGTAGATAAAACAACAACTGGTCTAGTTCAGGATCGAACTCTTCCATGTTGTATGTTATCTGATAGTTCATAAACTCTTTGACTCTTTGTGATTGCTGTTCTTTTGCAGCATCTACGTTACCTAGAACTTGTGTTTTAACAGGTCCATCAGCAGGCAACAGTTCTTTGTATGCTTGTGCTTGGAACTGTGCTACAGACTCTGATAATAATGGGTGGTGTACACCACTGGCTCCTGGGAAAGGCTCGGTTCTGTCTTCAGTTTTTATACCGAGTAAGTCTAGTCCTTTTGTAAAAGTTTCTAACCATTCTCTTCTTGACTCTTCGTCTTCATCGAAATCTGTACACAAATCCATGCTGAGAGCACGAAGGTCTTCTTCATTTATAACTTCTGCTAAATTCTGGTTAAAATCTTCGATCGGATCGGGAACTATGGATATGTTAGATTCTTCCTCTTCGCCTTCAATAATTATGTTTTCAGGTAAGACTGGTTGTTCTTCTTCGGGCAGTTCTATCTCTAGTTCTTCGGAAGAAACAGGAGACAGTGTTGATTTTTCTACAGCCATATTATTCTTGTCGACGATTAATGATTTGAATCATACTTTAAAAAGTGCTCAATAGTAAACTCGTTTCCTTCGATACACTGGCTCTTCCTCATAGTCAGTTCCGAGTTTTACGAAGCCACCTTGTCGAAATCTCATCAACGCTTGTGTTGTACTATCAACTAAATCGTCGTGTTCTCCGTAAGGAAAGTCCGACACTTCGTCCATTAGTTGTTCTGCCCAGTTAGTTTCTGGCACCCACACGTACCCACCACTGAACAACGGAGTACAAGAGTTAAGTCTCGCAACTTTGTCTTGCCCTCGGCTCGGTGTAAAGTTTTGTACAGGTATGCCAAGAGCACGGAGTTCTTGCGTCAACGGCATACCAGATGCTTTACCTTCTATAATTACCGACTCAGGATCCCAAGTTGTGTATTGTTCTAGAGCTTTTTCTTTTAATTCAGGGAAAGAAAGCCTTGCTCGCACTGAGTCTAATAGAATTACATGTGCTTCATTGCCTGCATAATTCTCTTCACCGATAGTCCCTTCAGGATAAAAAACTCCCCAAGTTGTTATAGCTGAGTAGTCTGCTCTTTCACTTTTTAAGAAAGCCGTGTCGTAAGATTGAATGATATAGTCAACATGTGGCGGATGATCTCTATCCCAGATCTTGAACCAATCTCTATTTATAATCGACGCACCTTCCCCAGTAGGATTCTGCATATATTCAGCTGCCCACTTCGAGGGTGAGATCGATGCTTTTATTTTTTCTAACTCAGGTTTTGGCCAATAGTCTGGCCAAAGAGATTTACCTGAAGGCAGGATAGCAGGCAGTTCGATAATCTCCCACTGGTCAGCTTCATCTGATTCCATCATCTTTTTCACAACACGACCAGTCAAATCTTTTTTAGACCAACGCGTCATAACCATTACAATGGCACCTCCTGGCTGTAGTCTTTGTCTTGGTCCAGTCATATACCATTCATAAGCATCGTCAAGAGCATTTGCACTCATGGCATCTTGTTCTGAATGTGGGTCGTCGATAATAAATAAGTCCGCACCCCTACCAGCTAGAGCACCACCGACACCTGACGCAAAGTATTCGCCGTTCATCTTACCATCTTTAGTTCTTGTCTCCCATCTTCCTGCTGCTTTACTCTCAGGGTTGAGCTCAACGTTCGGGAATATTTCTCTATATTGGTCTGTATCTATTAGATCACGTATTTTTCGACCAAAACGAACAGCTAAGTCTGCCGTGTGCGTTGCTTGTATGATCTTGAGTCCTGGGTTTTTACCGACAAGATATGCTGGGAACATGTAGGAGGCGAATTCCGACTTCGTATGACGTGGTGGCATATTAACGATTAACCTTTTTAGTTCGCCCGAAGCAATTCTATCAAAGGCTCTTGCCATTATTCGGTGATGCTCACCTTCTATGAACTCTGACCACATCGCTTTTACGAATGGAAGAAAGTTTGTCTGTATTGTTTCCTTTTTCTGGAGTTCCGCCAATCGTTCCGATAGTTCGAGGTGTTCGACCAGTAACTCTTGGGGAATATGCTCTAGTTCTTTATCTTTCATATGAGTTTAAATTTTTGTTGGAAAATTTTTTGGACCACAAAGACTGTGAACCAACGTAAAGTTTTACTATAAACGACGATGCAGCAGGGGGGGTCATCATGCTCTGAGTCAATTTACCATGAGTCAACATAGAAAAGAATCCTACCAACACTCAAACTCCTCCCGAACTCTTGTCCTTTGACTCTTCTCGAATATTGTTCTCGAACTCAGGCTCGGAGTCAGGAGACTGTTGTCCTTCAATAGTGTATGTGGTCGATGGCAATACCCCTCCTGTCTCTTGGTGTAGTTCTTTGAGTCGATTGATGATCTCTAGCTTGGTCATGTCAGAAGTCTTGTTGACTGTTAACTCTTTACGTTCAACATATATACCAGCAGCTTTGCCTCGACTTACTTCGGCAGTTACAGCTGCACCAAAGGCATTGTTCTGGAGTGCTTTGTCTCTTAACTCCTCTAAATTGTCAAGGTGTTTAGATAATGTGAGCGTTGCCCTCGCAGCACCCCTGTTCTGCAACTCTTGTATCCTGTGCTGTACCAGTGGTTCGTGGTTCGCCAAGTATGCTCCTGCTCTGGCAGAGTTCTTGTGTGAATAGCCAGCGAGTTCGGCTGCCTCCTTTAAGCTAGTTCCCGATGCTACAGCCTGTGCGAACTTCTCCTGTTTCGGTGTCAGTTTCTTTTCCTTGCGACTAGGTTCCATAAATGTTACTCCTCCGTACACACTATATAAGGACGTGGATACGTTGTTCACACTATCATAATACTAAACTCTTGCTATGGTAAAGATAACGCATGCATTACGCATATTACTTTCTCATGCCAATAACCTACCAATAGGTCATACCAATACGCTGTATCCTCTTCTACAAGAGGCATTTAACAACATCCTATTACCCTATTGGCTGTTTCGAAGTTTTTGACTAACTCAAAAAGAAAAATCCATTCCTCATATATAAGGCAATAACCCAATATGAAAATGGCTCCCGAAGGAGCCATTTATTAAGAGGCAGTTATTACAGCGACAACCACCAAGTATCCTGACGAGCCCAAGAAGGGTTAAAAGGAAAGTTGTCCATAGCACGCTCAAATAAATCTAAGTGCTTAGTCTCACACAGAGAACCAATAGTACCCTCGGCAGATTTAGTAGACCAACCCTCGCCGACCAATATCTCAATTAAGTCAGATAAGATTACATAAGCACCACCCTCGTCGACAAAGTCGGACTGAGTAATAACTTGGTCGTCTAAGATATTCATCGCTTTTTGCTGGTTAGTAGTTAATTGATTTTTCATATTTTTCTCCTTTCTTGTTGTTAATAAATAATCAATACAGTTATGATGCATTATTCGGCAATAAAAGTAAAGGACTTTTTTAAAATAAAAAAATGACTCCCGAAGGAGCCATTTAACAAGAGCCAAGATATTATCGCCAGCGTCTAAAGTTATCTCGGTCTTCGACTCGGTACCAAATATCGACAAACCTTTCTAACCATTCTCTCTGCTCTTCAGTTTCCCAAGCTATCTCGGAAGCACTTAGTGGTTCAAGACCATTTTCCTCGCAGAAGTTAATTAGAATATCAGCCATATGGTAGAAGTAAGAGAATTTCTTTTGTTTCATATTTATTCTCCTTATCCTACCCAAACCATAGCGTGAGGATAGTGTTCGCTAATGCTAGTGTGGATTTTAATACCAGTACCATGTTCACTAGTAGTAGCGTCAGCACCAATATCTT